GAGCAACGGTAGTCTTACCTGTTCCTGGACCACCACAGAGGAGGAGATGGGGAATCTCTTTGCGGTCAACATAAGATTGAAAAGTTGCTTTGTATTCATCAGGAAGAATACAATCGGCAATAGTATGAGGGCGGTATTTTTCAACCCACAACGCTTCATTCATAATATAACTCCTGATTGCTTATTCAGTTACTATTCTACGCCATTTTCCGTTTGTCATCAAGTACATCTCGCCATCAGGACCGACGGTCATACTTGCGGTTACATGCTTTTGTGTTCCTGGAACAAAACGTGGACCGAAACTAACTGTACCATTTGGTGGTACGAGTTCACCATACTCAGTGCCAATAGTCATCTTGCCATTGTAACCAGAGGCTTTGATTTTTTCTATTGCTTCGCATTTATCAGCATCAGGAAGAACAGCGGCTGCGGCTACAATACCACCGCCAGCAACACCACCAGCAAGACCAAGATACTTGAAAAAATTACGCCTTGTTGCCATGATCAATTACTCCATTGCAAAGATTTACATTTATCAAAATGATACCGATTCATATTGTTTACGCCACCAACTTTATGACAATGAGGGCATTCAACTGTTCGGTATTCATAATCCTTCATACGTTCAACTAAAGCAAGACTAATTCTTTTTCTCGCATAATCTGTATGAGTCTTACCCCAAAAGAAATGTTTTTCACCAGTTCTTTCTGCCATGGGATTGTTTTTACCCATGAACATATCATTTCCTTTATTCCATGGTTCGGCAACTGTAGAATTTTCTGGGATAAAATCTAATTGTTGGTCGCTGAGGCATGGATTTTCATAATACTCTGTATTGAATAGTTCGCACAGAGCCTTATGGGTTTTATAGGTATAAATAGACATGCTGATACTCCTTTGCAGTATTAGGGTCCCTGGGAATTGCCGTTCCGCGAGGGACATCTCTATTTATACAAAATGAAAAGAAAGAGGTGGGGAAGGTGAACTCCCATGGTGGCAGTCTGGCGGATTGTACCATTAGCAGAACGCTACACCTCTTAGATTTATTTAGCCACGTTTTCGTAAATAGTCTGGAAGTCGCTCTGTTCTGCAACTTCTTCTTCATAATTACGTTTGTGATAAACCTTTGCGAGTTTACGAGACAACTTCTTCGGAATCTCACATTCATCTTGCATCTTCTGAAGAATCTCTTTGATCAGATCCCGTTCTGCTTCAATGCGAGTAAGTGAGTTTGAGATTTCTTGAAGGCATCCCAATACCTTTGCTTTATCAAGTGCCATGATTATTCTCCGAATGTCGAACTTGCGGCTTCGATTGCAATGTAGTAAGTGATATCGACAGTCTTGTGCTTGAATCGAGCAAGACCTTTCTTGGCAATCGCAACATCATAAGAACCTTCAAGTAACTTGAAGTTTTCGACCTTCATGACAACCTTGAACTCTTTACCGTCTTCAACTGTACCAATCTCAATCTTGGATTGATCAGCAGAGTCGTCTTTGACATCAGTGGCAATGAATTGAATCGTGGAACCATCGCTTTCAAAGACGAAGTTTGGTGAACCAGAGATGCCAGCACTCTTGCGCATCCAATCAAGATCTTCTTGTGAAAGGCTGAATGAACAATCAGGCTCACCAAATGTGATTGCTTTCTCAGGAGGAGTCACAATAACTTTCGGCGAACAATACTTGATATAATCAGACTTTTTGTTTGCGCTGATGTTGAGTTTGTCATCATCAAACGACAACTCAGCATCCTTGTACAAAGAAACCTTTGCCAAGAGTTTATTCAAATCATAAAGAGCGAACTCTTTCGGAAAACTCTCACCAACAGTTGCTTCAACAAAAATAGTCTTGAGTGGAGAAATAGTCTTCAAAGTATTGCCAGACTTGAACTGCAAACTTTGATTGATGCCCGAAAAGTTTTTCAGGACTTGCACAGTATCATCAGAAAGTTTCATAATTTAGAACCTCATTTGCTTCAACATGATTATTATATAACGAATCAACCAACTTGTCAACCCTTACGGTCAACTCATCAAGAGAACAATTATTATCCATCACAATATCATAATGCGATCCAATCCAAGCCCACTCACTAAAGTGCACTTCTGGATAAGCATTGCGCATTATTTCTTGTTTGTTATAGGTATTGCACTCACGAGCGAGTGCATACCATTCTGGATCTTCACCGCGACGAACACGAATGACCTTGCCACCAGACTTTACAATTGCATCAATTTCATTTGGGAAACGAACATCAGCAATCACATAGTTATTCCATGGTGCTTGTTCGCAGCGACGCATCACAGTATGAACCCAGAGGTCAGGGTGAAATACATCACGACCTGCCTCTGTGCCCATTAGTTGGAGAGCCAATCTTGGTGAGAATTCGCGACCGAATTTTTCTGACCACCAAGCATCTGGCTGCTCGCGCCATGCTCTAGATCCTGGAGTGTCACCTTCAAGCATGGAACGATTCCAACCGAAGATAGTGGCACAGGCGTCTTTGACGCTATTCGCATAACTCTCTTTGACAAAATCATGGCGATCAACCAAGAGATCTGCGACTGTGCCTTTACCTGCTCCAATAAAGCCAATCAAACCTACGATCATAACAAAGTCTCTTTATATTAGAGAGAGCCAACAAAGTTTGCAACGGCTGGCATATCACCAGTGAATGCATATGTACCAACGTGGTGCGTCTTCATCCATGGGCACAACCAAATTTGTCCACCGATGTTTCTCCACCACTGACAGAACATATAGTCTTCAGACAAGTAACGATCTGATCCACGCCCACCATTTGCCTTGCTATCGATAACAGTATCGAAGTAAGCATGGATATAACGTGAGCCGTCGAAGTTTGCTTGACCAACATGATCTGGACGATATTTCAATTGCGGATATGCTTCAGCGAATTTACCGAATACTTCACGCTTGACCATCATGTAACCCGTACCAATCTCAAGAACTTCAACTGGCTCAGCAACAGAGAACTTCTCAGTGCCAGGAACTGGATTGAAGACGAAATCGCCAGCCAACTTTTCCATATCGCCAGGAGTAATTTCAGGATGGCGCTTCACACCTTCCTTCACAGCACCCCACTTGATTGACTTCTTCGGATATGGTCCACCAATGACTTCTTTATCCAGAGCAAGTAATGCAATCACATCGCGTGGATCGAAATGAATATCAGCGTCAATAAAGAGTAGATGAGTAAAACCTTCTGCGCGAAGGAACTCATCAACGAGATAGTTGCGAGCGCGAGTAATGAGGGATTCATTGAAGATAAACGAGAAACGAACTTCAATGCCATATTGAGTGCAGACAGACTGCAAATCAAGACAAGACTTCACATACATTCCATGAGCGTTACCGCCATACATGGGTGTTGCAACAAATAGTTTATTTTTGCGCAACTGTTCAACAGATACTTCTAACTGCATAATTATTCACTCCAGTTGTAAAATTTTCTAATATGATCAATAATCTTAGACTGATCATCGAGATTTTCGTTGACCATTGTCTCTATATAGTCCATGAGCGTCAGCGACCCCATGATGTTCGAGATTTTAGTCTTACGAGAATTTTTGAATTTGTCATCTTGATCATCTTTGCGATCAATATGACGCTGATCAAGAGTGCTATCCTTCACTGTGAGGATAAGAATCTTGAAATCATTTGGGAATAGTTCAGAAAGACGATCAAGCATCTTACCATTGAATAAACGATCACCTTCGAAGATCACGTTGCCAGTTTCAAGTGACTCGAAGAAAGCAACAGCGTCTGGCTGCACCGCCATTGATAAACGATCAGTACCCTGAAACACATTACCATCGTTTGCATATTTGCCAAGAATATAAAGATTTAGTTTCTTGGAATACATCGCATCAAGCAACTTCTGCGGCTTGATAACTTCCCAGTCATCAGCCATCGAAATCAACTTGAACATTAGAGTGGTCTTGCCAGTTGCTGGCTCGCCACCCATCGCAATCACTTTTACCATAATGCCTCCAAACCTTCTTTCACTTCTTCTTCGTCTTGGAACATCCAAGTCATTCTTTCTAGTTTACCTGTTCTCAGGAAATAAGTAAACTTTTCCTTGTTGATTTTATTTCTTGGAGCAAGTCTTGGGTCTAGCGTTTCATTGCGCGCTTGCCACAAAACATTCCATTCAATGCCAGTCCAACCATCGCCTTCTGCTTGAGATATTTCTTCAGATTGACGATCGAGATAGTAACCAAGATAACGCCCATGATGTTCACGAAAGATTTTCTTGAATGAACACAAACAAGTTTCCATCGTGAAGAAATCTATTTGGCTGCTCAGTTGAGGGAATCGAGATCTGGTTTCCTCAAGAATTTCTTTGGCTTGGCTTTCAAGGTCTGTGCATTCTGCAGCAGTGAGTTTTGTATCATACTTGTCATCTTGCCCGATGGCGAGATGCAAACCATTACGATGAGAACGAGAGCCTGAATAATCGTCCAACATGAGGCTAGTAGGTATACACTCAATGCCAGCAGTGTGACTAAGATGCTGAAGATAAAACCAAGTGGAATAGCGACCAAATTTGTGAAGAGAAGTTTTAAGATTATTCCAAAGGTTGTTGAAAGTCTGCTGTTCGTTGTCTCCATAATATTTCTCTAGAACCTCACGTTGTGTTTTCTTGCCAATAAATTTTTGGTAAGAAGCGAACATGGCAGGCAAGTGACCTTTGTTCCACTTTGTATCAACTTGGTATCTAAGTCTTTTGTAGTTCTGGCTATTCCACCATTCAATGCGATCAACTGTAGCCAACTCATAATCTGGGAATTCATTTTTTAGAACCCATGCAGTTGGCAATTGGTAGGTGTTACCATAAAGCCATGCAAGCCAGAGCCTTTCCTCGTCATTGTGTTCGTATCGTTTATGAAGATAATTGGTCATCCATACCGCTGGATCGCAGTCGCCAAATTGCATCGACCACGCATACCAACGGATGAATTGTTCACGACGCTGCAAAGACTTCGACACAACCACCTTTACCTTTTTTGTATACTGCTGCGTGTATCACAGGATCAGAAAGATCATAGATTCCATCAGCGAAATTTTTACCATTGATTTTGAACATACTCAGCGAACATCCGCTTTTCTGTTTTCCCAAGAATTTGAATCCCATAGATTCATAGAACACGACTGCATCAGGTTCTGCTGAAACACGATAGTAACTGGTGCCAAGACCTTGTGCGCGATCAAGAGAGTCTTGTGTGAGTAATCTAGCAACACCTTTACGTCTATGTTTAGCAAACGTATGAAGCAATTGTAGATTGAAAACATATGGAGTTTTCTTAGAGCGTGTTGTAATAATCGCGCCAGCCAACTCTCCGCCTTCCCAGTATCCGACACAATACTGCCATTGTTCTTGCATATCTGCTTTCGCCACAAAAGTCTTGGCGAAAGAGTCTGCTTTGTTTTCAGTTATATGCGCGACAAACTCATCGCGACTTGTTTCACGCAGCGTCATGGAACTCGCGTTTCTTTTCTCCGCGCTCTTTTGGATACTTGGTTTGCTGCCATCCATGATACTCATCCAGATTCCATACAAATGGAGGAAACTTGAATGTATTATTAGCGAGAATCTCACGAACTGAGGGACCCCCATTCAGCGCAGCATCCATGAACATTTCCACGAATCGAAACTGAGATTCCATCTCCTCGCGTTTGGTTGTAGAACGGAAGCAGCGGAACTCGATCGTACCAGTATGCTTCATGCAGTAAGTATTGATGGCAAATCTGAATGGACGACCCATTGATACGCCATCTTTTCCAGCAGCATGTAATTTGATAAAGTGATTGAAGTCAGTAGCAAGTTCAATAATATTGTCGCACATATACTCAGGCATTGGGCGACCACCATCAAACTTCAGATACATCTTTGCGCCTTCGCATTGTTTCATCTCAGATGTTTCATGAAACTGATAACAGGCTTCAATGGTATCTTCTTGATTGTCTTGGATGTATCCAATCAATCGCTTCAATCCAGCAATATCATTCTTCAATCCTGGAACAAAGACATGAATATGTCCATGATTGACGCAGGAAGCAGTTGGTATGTTTCCATATTCTAGAAACATTTCTTTCAAACGCATGATGCGATCAACTTGTTCCTGCCAAGTCTTTGTCGGCATCATATTGACTTCACCACCCATCCATGGTTCTTTGCCAAGCGGATCGCATGCACGATATTGAAAAGGTGGATGAATGTTTACAATATCTGTTTCAGCATATTCCCATTTACCAAGAGTTGGGGGGATTTCCATACGACGATCAATATCACCCCACTCAATCTCAGCACCATATGTAAAC